CTTGTAGTCTATGTTGTACTGCTTAGCATATGTATCTAGTAACACCAACGCTTTCTTCATTATAACGGCACCTGCACTCTGTAGTAGAGTATTTAATGCTGAATGTTCTGAGCGTATGTGTAGCTTCCTACCATCTAGTCCTGTTACCCACCCCTTCTTACTGGAGTCTGCAACCTTACTACGCAAGTGTTTTAACGCGGGAGTATTATCAAGAAAGTTCTTCTTAAGTATACGACCACGCTTTGCACCACCTCCTGCTACCTCGCCTATCTTAGTATCTCCTGCTCCGTATAGGAACGCATAGATAAAAGTCTTGGCTTGGTCTCTAGTCTGTAGTCCTGCTGACTTCTGATTAGCACTGTGTATATCACCGTTGAGTATCTCATCAGTGTATGCCTTATCATCCATATAGTGGGCGAGCATTCTAAGCTCTAGTCCACTAGCATCACAACCTACCAGACTGTAGCCATCAGGCACGGTCCATAGGTTACGACAGTCAGCACCATAACCACCCTCGAAACCCCACAAGATGCTACCATCTCTACCGTGTCTAGTCGCAGGGACTTGAGCACAGTTAGGTTTAGAGTGTGTCATTCTACCGGTGACTGCACCGCAAGGGTTTACCCTACCGTGTACTCGACCAGTATGCTCATTGATAGCTTCTACCCAACTCTTTACCATAGCTATACGCTTGGTCAGTGTAAGGTAATCTACAATCAATTGTGCTTCGGGTATCTTAACAGTCTTAAGTACCTTCTCATCTACGATAGGGTTTCCCTTCTCAGTAAATGATTTAGGTTTCCAACCGAAGTGCTGGAGGTACTTAGCTATCTGTTGTCGAGACCCAAGATTAAACTCTGGGTACTCATAGTATCCCCATTCTAAATATGTATTCCAATCAGCACCTCTATCCAACTGTGCTTGATACCTCTTAGATACACTACCATCCTTGTTGTGTGTCTTATCACCGGGATGCTTCAGGTTTATCCACACAGGCAGAGGTTCAAATTTCTTGTGTACCTCGTCCTCTATGTCTAGTACCTTCTCCTTCATCTCAGCTAGTAGTTCATAAGCACGCTCCTCATTGAGTATCATACCGTTGTCAGTCTGCTCTCTGATGATGTCCGCAGTTCTGTGTTCTATTTCTACTGCGGGAGAATCTTTGTCACCGGTGACAAGATGGTGATACAAGGCTCTAGTTACTCGTACATCTTGCTGACAATACTGTAACATCTCGTGGTTATACTCTTCCCAACCACCTTGATAGTCATCCTTGTAGTTACCTAACCTCTCGCCCCAAGACCTCAGACTGTGCCCACCATCAAGGCTAGGGTTATGTAGTCTAGAAAGTACGAGAGTGTCCCGTAAATTAAAAGACCAATCCATCCCAGTAATCCTACGCAGAACAGGAACATCAAAGTTAATAATGTTGTGTCCCACAAGAGTGTCGACATCTTCTGATGCCAACCATTTTCGAAAAAGTCCATTGGCTTCTCCTCCTATAAAATTGTAAACAGTAGACTCACCGTCATCAAGCATCGCACAAATGCAATGTACTTTAGTAGCGTTGAGTCCATCAGTTTCTATGTCAAAAAAAGCTGTGTTCATCATCTACCTCCGTCAATCTTCCGGTGTCACTGTCATACTGTAGCTTACAAGCGGGACCAGTCAGACCTGAGAACCTATTCTTTATAACCCGTAGTGTTGTTTGGTTACGGATGATAGGGTCATCGTCCTGTTGGTTACGCTCCAAGCCTATTACAATGTCAGACAACTGAGCAATTGCTGCGGAACCTCTAAGCTCTGATAAGCTCACCTGTCCACCTTCTTCGTGAGCCCTACCTTGAGGTCTCCTAAGATGAGATATAAGGAATAAGCCTACGCCAGTCTCCTGTACTATCTTGCGGAGCTTAGTCATAATGGCATCAATCGCCTTACGCTCGTCAGCTATACCGTCTTGGTCACTGACTACGATAGACAAGTGGTCCAATACAATCCACTGACAATCATAGGATTTAGCATACGTTCTAATCACATTAAGTAGTGAGTCCTCAGACATACTACCGAAGTGGTCATAGAAGAATACATTCTTGTCGCCTACTGACTTCTGCCACAGTGCTTTCTTGTCCGCATCACTCAGCTCTCTTTCGTACTGAGGTATATGGATAGGAGCATTGGCTTCGATAGACATCAGACCCTTAACAGTACGCTCGATAGATTCTTCCAAGTGAATGATAGCTAGGTTGTCCTCAGTGTTGTTCAGTATGTAAGACTCCAGTTCCTTAACGACACTGGTCTTGCCCATACCTGAGCCACTGGTGATAGTTACTAGCTCTTTCGCTCTGAATCCATAAGTCAAAGTGTTAAGACCTTGCCACGGATAGTCAACAGTAAGTAAGTTCTCATCCTTAAGTAGATGTTCCCAAGTGTCCTTACCTCTGATGATACCTGCAGGAGTATAAGACTCAGCAGACCACCAAGCATTGGTAAACTCTTTGACCTTTCCGTTCACTAGCATATCACTAGCGTCCTTCATAGGTAGCTTACAAACCTTGAGCTTGCCGACAGATATAATATCTTGACAGGCTTTGACCGCATCGAACCCGGCTTGGTCTTGGTCGAAACAAAGCACTACATTATCAAAAGACTCTATGTATTCTAGATTGTCTTTGATATCTCGTGACGCAGAAGACGCCCCATTCTTGAGGGAGACCACCTGCCACTTGCCATCGAACATTTCTGAAATCGAGAGGGCGTCAATTTCGCCTTCACAGATAGTCAGATACTTACCACCGGAGCGGTTAGCATTCTGTCCGAATAGTCCTGAGCCTTTGTTCGTTCCAATAATCTGAAACTCTTTAGTTGCGACAGTTCTCTCTTTATATCCGAGGAGCCTATTGCTCTCGTTAGAGTCGTAGTATGGATAGTAATGTTTCTCTATCTGACCGGTCTTGTCGTAACTAACAGTGACACCAAACTTAGATGTTATGTTAGATGATATGCGTCTGTCCTTAATTGACGCATTAGCCACACCTCTCGGTGTAATTGTTTGCATAAATGTTTCCTCCTCATAATGTTTGTCACCGGTGACACTTTTCTCATAGTGACCACAGGCATTACAATAACCGTGACCATCAGAATAGATAGCTAGGTTATCACCTGCTCTGTCCCCACCTGTATCTCTACAGGCAGGGCAGGGCTTGTGTTCTACAAATGTAGAGGGGTTATGCGAAGAACTCACTAGTCTCAGCATCCTGTGATTTGTACCCTTCGGTACGCTTCAATACTTTAACTGCAGTGAGGTAGGTTGCGACACCGTGTTGAGGGTGCTCGTTTCCTGCTTTCCAAAGTACCTGTACTTCTGACTCTGCTCCGAAATCGTGACCGATTGCTTCACCGTCGCCAGTCTTCACCATCTCAAAAGACAATGGATACTTGGTAGAGAACTTTCGTGCCTTGTAAGACCCTCCGTCCTCTGTCTGAATAGTGCGGACCTTAACACCTGCTGACTCTAGTGCTTTGGCTTCTTTGTCATCAACAGCGACAGTAAGTGTGTACTTACCAGTATCCTCACCGTTGAATTTTTCTGTACTGTCTAGATAGACATACTTTGCTATACCTTTAGTTATCATAGTTTTTCCTCGGAGCCCTGAAAAAAAAGACTGCTGTGACGGACTCGAAATCACAACAGTCGTATAAAAGTGATTAGATGATACAGGGAGGACTTGAACCCCCGACGACGCCATTAAGACAGAGTCTAGAACAGACTTAATGACCGCTCCTTATCTAGTAACAGGTTGGTTAATTACGCCTTCCCCACTAGCTGAGCTACTGTATCTCTAATCACTCTTACTTAAGACTCAACCAAAGTAATAATTATTATGGTTATCACTTTAATTGAATCTATAGTAATATTTTAATCTATTTGTCAACCGATGTCAACATTAATATCTTCTTTTTTTATCACCTCGTCATCATCTAAGAAAGAATAAGGATTGGAATGGTGTCTACAGACAGAGCACAAGTCTAAATATTTTGTTCTATCTGCAGGGTCCTTTGCCTTAGACTCCCATTCATTGAGCAAGGCGTCGCAACATCTACATCGCATTACATACCTCCGTATGTGGAGAAGTCATCTTCAGTGAGCTCATCTTTGTTCTCATAAGTGATAGCAGTGCCATCGTCATTATAAAAAGGTAAGTCAGGATTGGGCTCATAATCTGTCACCGGTGACACATCGTGTCTACCAACAGACCATCCATTCTTCATAGCAAAAATGTATGCGTCAGCCTGAGTGACATTGTCTAGCATACAGTTGCCTTCTCCGTCAGTCACAAAGTACAGTAGTTTAGTGTCTTCATATACCTGTGCTAGTCTACTTATCAGTGGTTTTTTGTGCATTCTTGCTCCTTATATTATTTATCATATTTTGTAGTCTTCCAACAACTCTATCGTCTTCATCATTTAAGACGTTAAAATAGTTTGATAGGAAGTCATCCAACTCATCCACAACTTCACTCAAAGCATCATTC